ATTACTGGAACGGCCACAGGGAGGTCAGATACTATACGAGAATACAAATCTAAGACATCAGGATCATACTCTGCTGATAAAGTGGCTAAAGGTAGCACTTCTCTATCATCAGGTCCTGGAAACTTTTCCAAAAAGCAATTTTGATTGATTGTCAATACAGTTTGATCTGAAAGTCCACTATAAATTTCACCATGCATGTGAATATTGTGTACTCGAAATCCTGGTATCGTACGCACATTGGATGTACCAACGGGAGCACCAGGTCGAGGAGCGTACACATTAGTGGTAGCAATAAAACCTTCTGAATCAGGTACACCACTGTTTTGAATAACAGGGCACACTGGGCTGATTAAATGAGCAGGATTCTCAATGTTGTGAAAGGCAGCGACAGAATAACTTCCATCTTTAGCTTCCCATTGACGAGATCCACTAAGTAAAAGAGCTTGTCCTTGATTAGCAGGTGGGTAACGAACATAAGGTCCATCCCAGTAGCAATAAGTAGGATCAGTCGTAGAACTATACACCCAACCGGTGTTCTCATTTTCATTTGACATCATACGCCAAGTTGTTACAGAGCCTTGAAGATTAATCATAGCGGTTGTATTATGAACTTCGTGTCCGAGTCCAATAAGTCTGACTAGGCCATCAGTATATACACTATCAATTGCAATAGTATCTAACAATAGAGTACCATTTCCAAGAGTGATATCTAAACTGAAGCCTTCAGGAACGTAATAAACTTGCAAGCCACCTACAGGCCCCATGAATCCAGGGGCGACGTAGCTTTGAGTCATCACATTACCATTTCGAGTCATAACTGAATACAATCCAGCACTCGCTGCCGCTTTGGTTTGTGTCAACCATGGCCATTGAACTATATGACAAGTCCAAGGTCCAGCGGGAGCTGCTGCAGGTTTTTTGATTGTTATCGAATTTTTAATAGTCGAAACAACACTGGCTCCAGATTGTACATCCGGCCATCCTGCGAGCTCCTTGAGTTGGTGATCATGGAAGGGGTCAATCGCTGCGATTAACCAATCCTTTCCTTGAACGCTAATTAAGTCTTCGTTGACCATTTTGGCGAGTATACGCTCGCCACGGGTTACCTTATTGCCGCTTGTGAGTGACATGGGGAAAAAATCGTAAATTTCTTCCTCCTACCTCCATTGCTGATTCAAAAAAACTAGAACCAGCGAAACTAGATTCAGCTCCAGTATAGAAATTTTCAAGGATCTGAGGCGAAAGACGCTGCTCATTGAAAGATTTCAAAACTGGAGTTAATTCCCCGGAGAGAGAGCTAATAACAGTATTATATGCATTAAAAAATAGCATAAATTCCGTTGAAGCATAACTCATCAATGTCAATACAAATATTTTCGACACATAAGCTTCTAAAGTGTCAAGTTTATCATTAGTATGAATAAAACTTGTTGCAAGTCGTTTAGAATCATAAAGTGGTAAATATGTTCCGTTTACTTCTTTAAATTGAAAGCCCAAGAAACTCATCTCTGTAACTGGGAAGTCTTCACCTCCGTATAGAAATTTCAGTTTCATGCCATATCGTTTAAAAAAGCTATTAAGAAAACCATCATCATGATCTTTTCGATACAATACGTGATCAAAATCGGAATCAACAGCAAAAACGCTGTCATCTCCAAAAAGTTTCACTATTTGCTCACTAAGAAGTTGTGAAGAGGGTAAGGTACCCATTTTAATATAATAGGCTTCAGCGAGAAATGCTGCAGCAAGGATAATGTGCATTAAAATATTGTCTCTAGTAGTCGTCCCAGAGCCAGAAGCATTTCCATACTTCTTCAATATAATATCTCCATCATAAAGTACACAGTAAAATTCTACGGTATGTTGAATCATCCATAAAAATTCTTCCATGTCTTCCTCGGCAATATATTCTCTTGAATTTGAATAAATTATAGCATACAAGTGTTTCATTATAGGTATAAACTTATCCCAGCCACTCACGTCATAAAAAAAACGGATTGGTTTAGATAATAGTTTACGCGCTAAACGATCAACTCCTCCACCAAAAGGACTAAATCCGTAGGCGCTCCACTTAAAGTCTTTCAACTTAAGAGAGCTACGCTTACCAAATTTAACTTGGCTTCTAAAGAGATGATACTCACTTATAAAAAAATGTCTAATTTTATTCGCTAAAACATCAGCCTTGACTTTTAGTTCTGTTTTGTTAGCAACAGTCATCATTGGAATAGTTTTTTGGGGTCTTTTCATCTCATCACTCTCTTGATAAAGAGGATCGGATACTAACTCACCTTTAGTTCTAATTCCATGTTTCGTAGCAGTATAACCACCGCTTTTTCCCCAGTCTGTGTAATAACTAACTTCTTCAGAGTTTGCTACAGGATCTTTAAAGATACTACCGTACTCAAAACTCATAAATTGTTGACCAAATTTAAAAAATTGATCATCGAAGTTTTCAAATTTTGCATTATCATAACTGGCGATTGTTGCATTAACATTTTGCTTACTAGGTTCAACAACTACAAAATCGTTGTCGGTTCCTTCTACAGCAAGACTAAGAAGTCCACTCTTATACATGCCTACACGATCACAATGTTTGGATCGGAGGACATGAAAGGGGTTCTCTTTATCTTTTAGCTGCATTCGAGGGGGAACTCTACCTACATAAACTAAAGTCTTATATTCCCGTTGAGGGTTTTTACCCAACCACTTAACGGGTCCCTTCCATTTACCAGGCGGAAGGGGGAACGCCTGTTCCATTAGAAAAGTGGAACGGCAAAATTGTTTGAACCACGATCACTAGGACCATTTGTTCTACAATGTATGCCAACTATTGTACCTAAATTTTGATCGAAGAGGAAGCCTCCACAATGATTATTGCTAGTTGTTACACTATGGGCTAAATAACCATCTGGTGTTTTTTGGGCTTCAGTCGCACACATATACGGTTTCATATTTGTGGGATCAACTCCATACATTTGAACTGTCTTTGAATCACAGCCAAAAGCACCCATAGCAAGGGCTTTACAATGAGGAATCTGGAAACTAGAAGCAGGAGTGCTCCATAAAGTATCCTTTCCAAGTTCATGTGCTTTTGTCCATTTGACATTCAACATAAGAGGAATTTTCTCTTTCTTGTCATTTAAAATATAAGTATCACTAGTCAATTGATGTTGATTAATAATAAAAATTGTTCTTGAGCTATCTTTAACCTTTGTCATAGTTCCAAAAAATAAATCCGGATGAGTACTACCAGTATGATATAAATTAACCATCGCCGAATGCTTGTCTGAAACAGCATAGTCAGGTTGGAATTTACTTCGTGCTTGAGTTTGACTCGCGGCATTTGGACCTTGAACTACAGGTTTTGTTTTT